GTTGGGAAATCATAATTTGCCATATTAATAAACCTTTATTGTTTATATATAAATATACATAAACAAAAAAGTTAAAAAAAAGGGATTCTCAATAAAAGAACCCCTTTGATATAAAATATAAAGAATATTAGTATTCTAGGATAGCATAATCGTAAGTAAGAGTTAAAGTGATTTCAGCAGGGTCTGATTGATTATCCCATGCAACATCATTAAATTGTGCATTACTAATAAAAGCACCCTTCAATGTCCATTGTTCAATCTTATCACCAACAGGTCCTAACATATAGATTTGTACATCTTTTTTGTAAAAATCTGCATATCCATCTCTACCAGTTAAAGATTCGTGTGATAAACGAACCCATTCCATTACTGATTGTGCCCCAGATGGAACGATTGGGTCATAAAGAGTTATCTCTAAATCTTGCCAAGTTCCTTTACCTTTTAACTTTCTTTTTACGTTGATGTGTTCTAAAGTAACTACTTCAAATTGTATATTTGGTCTATTTGCTGCTTTAATAAGATATGAAGGGATTCCATCGATTTCCATGATGAATCTATTCTTCATCTTCGGTTCGAAGTTAGTATAGAACATCTCGTTAAACTCTAATACTTCTGCCATTTTAATTTTCTCCTGTTATAATAATAAATATTCTTTTTTTGTTTTTTCTATATATTACGCTGAAAATGATGCTCCAGTTGGTAATATGTTGAAATCTAATACGATAAATTCCGCTGTTTTAGTTGGTTGTAAGAAAATCTGTCCAGCCAAAATGTTTCTATCAATCACATCAGGTGTATTGTTAGATTCATCCATAACAACTTTGAAAGCGTATAAACCTTGTCTTTGTTGAATTCCTTCTAAATAAGGATTAACAGTATTAAGGAATCTTGCTCTGGTTGTTGCAGTGTTTTGTTCGAATACTAAATATCTGGAAGTTGAAGCAATATACTTCTTAACTTTGATAAGTAATCTTCTTACATTTATTCTATCTAAAGCAGATGCTTTATCTTGTAAAGTTTTCTGTCCAAATGCAACTATACCTTCACCAGGGAAAGATGCGATAGGATTAACTTTGTTTTCATATAAAGTATCTCTTTCAGCATGTGTTAATCTATTCAATACTGAAACTGCTCCGATTATACCACCTCTATTTAAACCAGCTGGTGCAAACCATTCAGCTGCAATTGCATCGTTGGCTGCGTATATTCCAGGCATCAATACTGATGGTGGAACTGAAGTTAGTTTATTAGTATTAGAATCTATTGTTTTTACCCAAGGATAATAAGTACCTACATAGTTTGAATCAACTGATTGTGCTTGTTCAACTGCCAAATCAATACTATCGGTTGTAGTTACACCATTACTATAAGTAACACCAACTAAATCACCGATGAAGAACGCATCTTCTCTAGATTCTACCATTTCTGTTACTTTATCAAATACATAAGAATGATGTCTACGAACAATTCCAGGTACAGATACTAAATTAATATCAAAGTCATCTGGATTAGATACTGAATTAATTGCTTTAACGTATGCAACTGAACCAGATGCTGTTGAGGTTGAACAATTAAATCCTTGTGTATTACCACTTCCAAAGTTTGCAGATGAACCAGCTAAAGCGATTTCAGTAGTTGGTGAACAACCATCAAAACCTTCTTGGAAACCAATAGTAAATTGTCTCTTAACAACATCAGATGAATTTGAACCTGTCAATTCATATCCAAAACTATATGTACCACCATTAACTTTAATATTAGATTCATCAAAAGCGAATACTGAATTTAATCCATATTCTGCTCCATTTGGAATAGCTGATAAGAAATGTCCATTATCAACTTTTACAATTGAAGTTTCTAAATCTATACCAGAATATTTTGTTGAGTTTGAAGAATTGTTTTCTGCAGAACCAGTTGAGAATATAACTGATGGAGTTATTGAATCGTTTCCTGCGATAGGTGAAAGGTATTTATCATGTCCAAACGGTCCAGCTATGATTGGGAAAGAACCCTCAGCTGCAACTTCAACTCTTACAAATTTAGATCTGTTAGCGTAATCACCATTTAAAGTTTGTTTACCATTACCATCAATTGTTACATTTTGATCACCAATTACTTTTAAGATGTAATTTGGAGATGCAGGGTCTAAATTCAAATTGTTATATGTTTCTAACACAACTTTCTTTCTATCAGTATCAGAATAACCTCTAACGGTTACAGAGAATGTTGCGTAATCAGTTGAATTTGATTCACCAGCTGCTTTTACATTGTAAATTGAAACTTTATACTCTTTGTTATATGCTGTACCATCACCCAATGTGTGGAAACGGAACAAATTATGTCTTGTTCCTGATATTTTTTGAGAAACAATCCAAGGTGTTGAAGCATACTGAACATCTTGTCCATCAAAACTCTGAGCATCTAAAACTACTAAAGAAACAGTTGAACCTTGATTTGCATCAAAAGTTTCATTTGCAGAATGTTCAAAATATTGAGATACATAAACACCTTTAGAACCTCTTGGTGATTCACCAAATACATCTGATAAGTCGTTTCCTGCTGAATATAAAACTGATGCGGATACGGTTTCATCAAATGATGTTCCAGGTCCGTTTAATGTTATACTAAATTGTGATTGAGAAGGTTGTGCTGAAATAGAAGCGGTAAACTCTGTTCCATTTCCTGATGTTGACCAATTATGAGTTGGTTTAATAACACCAACTAACTTATCTTCACCATCGGTTGATACAACAACACCATAAGATGCGGATACAGGAACATCATAGCCTCCTAAATGTCCGACTCTTACGATAGTTACTGTTCCAGCCTCTCTTAAATAATTTTGAACGGTATACCCTGTATAGTATTGTCCGTTAGGTACACCGAATATTGATTCGAATTCTGATTGTGTGTTTACAACCGTTGGTACGAAAGCAGGGCCTTTTGAAAAAGGTCCGATAATTGCTGCTCCGATTTCACCAATACCTTGAGATAAAAATGATAAGTCATTTTCTCTTGTAAATACACCAGGTGATACAATCTTTTCTGCCATTTTATGATACTCCTGTTAAATTTTCAATTTGTAATTATACGAATATAAATATTAATATCTTTTTCTAAAGATTATTTTTTTAATATTACTTGCTTATTTCTTCATCTGATAATGGGGTGAAAACTCCTGTAATAATGTCGTAATTTCCAT